GACGCCCTGAAGGCGGCCTATGCCAGCGGCACGACCCGCGTCACCTACGAGGGCAAGACGGTCGAATATGATTCCGAGGCCGCGCTGCTTCGGCGCATCCAGATCATCGAGTCTGCCATCGCCGCGGCCGGCGGCAATCCGCGTCCGGTCGCCGGCTTCGCTTCCTTCTCTCGCGGAGATCAATAATGCGATCGCTGGCAGCAACGCCGACGCTGCTTGATCGTGCGATCGCAGCAGTCGCGCCGCGGGCCGGCGTCAAGCGGCTGATCGCGCGCCAGGCGTTCGACGGCCTGGCGCAGCGAGCCTATGACGGGGCCGCAGGCGGCCGGCGAACGGACGGCTGGCGCTCGACTGGCGCATCCGCCGACGCTGAGATCGCTTCCGCCGGCGCCCTCCTGCGAAACCGGATGCGCGATCTGGTGCGGAACAATCCACACGCCGCGAAGGCGGTAAGCGCCTGGGTCAGCAACATCGTCGGCGACGGCATCACTCCGCGCGCGAAAACGGGCAATCCGGCGCTCGACCGCAAGATCGATGCGCTGTTCGTCGAATGGTCGAAGGTCTGCGACGCGGACGGCCGGTCGGATTTCAATGGCCTTACGACGCTGGCGGGCCGGGAGATGGTCGAGTCCGGCGACGTGTTCGCGCGGCGCCGGATGCGGCGCGCCGAGGACGGCTTGCCGGTGCCGCTGCAAATCCAGCTGAACGAGGCCGATCATCTCGACGAGTCGCGTATCGACGGCCGGCCCGACCGCAGCCGCACCGTTCGCGGGATCGAATATGACGCGATCGGCAATCGCCGCGCCTACTGGCTCTTCCCCGACCATCCGGGCGACATCGCGATTCCGCTCTCACGGTCGGTGACTTCAGTGCGCGTTCCCGCCGACGGAGTAGTGCACCTGTTCATGCGCGATCGCGTCCAGCAGCGCGGCGTGCCATGGGGCGCTCCGGTCATGCGCGCGCTTCGCGATCTGGACGACTGGACGAATTCCGAGCTCGTCCGCAAGAAGACCGAGGCTTGCCTTGTCGGCATCGTTACGGCCGCGGACGACGCCGATCAGGGCGTGGCGCCCGCCGTCGTCGATGCCGACGGCAAGACGATCGAGCAGTTCGAGCCCGGCCTGATCGCCTATGCGCGCGGCGGTAAGGACATCAAATTCAATCAGCCGGCAGCAACCGCCGGCATCAGTGAGTGGCTGCGGGCGCAGCTGCACATCATCGCGGCCGGATTTCGGTTGCCGTATGAGCTGCTGACGGGCGATCTCAGCCAAGTCAATTATTCGTCCATCCGCGCTGGCATCGTCGAATTTCGCCGACTCGTCTCGGCGATCCAGTGGCAGGTCGTCATTCCGACCTTCTGCCAGCCGGTGTGGGATTGGTTCATCGCCGCGGCCTACGCCGCCGGACTGATCCCGGTGGCGACCGCCGGCGTCGAATGGGAGCCGCCCAAGTTTGAGTATCTCAACCCGCTCGATGATGTGCGCGCCGACCTCATGATGGTTCGCATGGGATCGACTTCGCTTCGCCGCGTCGTCGCGCGCCAGGGCGAGAACCAGGACGACATTCTCGCGGAAACCGCCGAGACCAACGCGACCCTGGACAAGCTCGGGATCGTTCTCGACAGCGATCCTCGCAAGGTCACACAGCAAGAGCTTTATCAGCCCGAGACGCCAAGCGGCGACCAGGCCGACAGCGGAAACGCAAAGAAGCCCTGACCCAAGGAGGCATTCATGCCCGAACAGATTCGGGAGCGCCGCGATGCGCTTCCGATGCAGACCCGGCTTGCGCCGGTCTCTTCGGTCGATGCCGAGGCCCGAACGATCGGCCTCGTCTGGACGACCGGCGCCTCGGTTCGTCGGCGCCGATTCGACTGGGAAACGATGCGGACCGTCAACTATGACGAAGTCCTCATCGTCTCCGACAAAGCCGTCGATTTGTCGCGCCTGAACTCAGGCGCCGCTGTCCTCGACAGCCACAACGCCTACACGACCCAGGCGCAGGTAGCCGTCGTCGAACGCGCGGCGATCAGGGACGGGGAAGGCGTCGCCACGATCCGCTTTCCGAAGCAGGGCGTCGATGAAAGCTCGGACCGGCTGTTCGCCCTCGTCGCCGATCGGATCGTCCGCAACATCTCGGTCGGCTACTCGATCGACAAGGTGCGCATCGAGAAATCGGAGACGGCCGGCGAAGTCGAGAAATGGTTCGTCGAACGCTGGACGCCCTACGAGCTCAGCTTCGTGACCATCGGCGCCGATCCGGGCGCCCAGGTCCGCACCGAGCAACCGGATTGCCTCTTCCCTTTTGAAATCACCAACCGGGTGAAGCCCGACAATCAGGAGAATCTTGCCATGTCGAAGGCAACGACGTGCCGGGCAACGCACCGGCGGAAGACAAGCCGAATGACGCGACCCGCACGGTCGAAGCGCCCACGCCGGAAACGGTGAATGCGGAACAGGTGCGCGCGGAGGAGCAGGAGCGCATCACGACGATCACGAGCCTCGTCGATCAGTTCAAGCTCGAGCGCGCAGTTGCCGACGACCTCGTGAAGCGCAACGTCTCGGTCGCTGACGCCCGCAAGGTGATCCTCGACAAGCTTGCCGAGCGCGACGCGCGCGGCACCGGCCACTCGCAGGTTTCCATGCCGGCCGGTGGCCTCGACGCCACCGTCACCCGCCGCGAGGCGATTGCCGAGGCGTCCTGCATCGCGCGCAGCCGCAAGCTTTCGCGATGACCGACCGCGCCCGCGAATACCGTGGCATGCGCCTGATCGACGTGGCGCGCGATTGCCTCGAAGCGGCTGGCGTCCGCACGCGCGGCATGACGCCGAACGAGATCGCCTATCAGGCGACGCGCGCCGCAGGCCTGCAATCGACCTCTGATTTCCCGCTGATCCTTGCGGCCGTCGCCGGCAAGCGGCTTCGGCAGGCCTATTCCGGTACGCCGCGTACCTTCCAGACGTGGGCGCGCGGCACGACCGCGACCGACTTCAAGCCGATGTATCCGACGCAGATCGGCAATTTCCCGGCGCTCAAGCCCGTCATGGAAGGCGCCGAGTTCAGCTACGGCTCGATCGCGGAAGGCCGCGAGTCCTACCAGCTCGCGACCTACGGCCGGATCGTGCCGCTCACGCGGCAGGCGATCATCAACGACGATCTCCGCGCCTTCGACCGGGCGCTCGGCACCGCCGGGCAGCGTGCGGCCGATCTGGAATCGAGCATCGTCTACAACGTGCTGCTCGCGAATGCGAACCTCGCCGACGGCGTGGCCCTCTTCCACGCCAACCACGGCAATGTTGGCACGGCGGCGGTGATCGCCGAGACCTCACTTTCCGAAGCCTGGGAGAACATGACCCAGCAGAAGGATCTCGGCGACGGCTCGGACGCGGACAAAGAGTATATCGACGCCCGCCCGCGCTACATTGTCGTGCCGCCAGGTCAGCGCACCATCGAGGCGCGCAAGATGATCGCCGCGACCACGCCGGCGAAGGCCGCCGACGTGAATGCCTTCACCGGATCGCTGCAAATCGTCGAAGAGCCGCGGCTATTCAAGGCCGGCGGGCCGCAGCCCTGGTATCTCGCCGCAGACCCGAACCTCGTCGATACGGTCGAGTATGCCCATCTCGAAGGGCAGACGGAGCCGTTCATCGACCAGCGCGCCGGCTTCGAGGTGGACGGCGTCGAGATCAAGGTCCGGCACGATTTCGCCGCCAAGGCCCTCGACTACCGCGGCCTGTTCTACAACGCCGGCGCCAACTCGTAAGCCGGCGCTCAATGATCGGATCAACCTGAAAGGACCGCCTCGGCGGTCCTTTCCCGTTAGGGAGACAATCTCATGAAGAGCTACGTGCAGACCGGCGATACCATTACGGTGCCGGCACCTTACGACCGTCTTTCGGGCGAAGGCGCAAAGGTCGGCCAATTGTTCGGCATATGCATTGCGGATGCACTCGGCGGCGCCGACGTAGCACTCAAGACCGCAGGCGTCTTTGATCTGGCCAAGGCCGGCTCGCAGGCATGGACTGTCGGCGCGCTCGTCTATTGGGACGACACGAACAAGCGGTGCACGACCGTTGCGAGCGGCAACCTTCTGATCGGAGCCGCAGCCGCAGCCGTTGACAACGCGGCCGGCTCGACGATCGGGCGCGTCCGCCTCAACGCCATCGCAGGCGCGGATGAAGCGTAAGGCTGATGCAAGCGCCTTTCGGGGCGGCGATCGACGCGATCTTTCGCGATGCCAACGTCGCGGAAGACGCGATTTGGCGAGCGGGAGGCGCCGGGGACGGCGTTACCGTTCGCGTCATTCGCAAGTCGCCGGACGAGGTGGTGGGCTTCGGAAGCAGCCGCGCCGTCATGGCCACCGTTCTGATTGACGTGCGGGTGTCGGAAGTCGCGTCGCCGGCTTCGAGCGATACGGTCGAAATCGACGGCGATGTGTTCGAGATCATCGGCACACCAGTGCGTGACGGGCTCGGTCTCGTTTGGACCTGCGAGGCATCGTTTCTTGCTGGCTAGGCCCTCCTACTTTGGCGAGGCCGTAAATGCACATCTGTAGTGGTAGGTAACATGCCCCTTCCAGTCCCTATGGTGCTCTTCAGGCAACTCTTGAAGCGCAATCTCAAAGTCCGGATACTTCTGCTGATATTGAAAAAGCAACGGTTTACAAAAAGCCCCCGGCGAGGAACCCCCGTCTACCCAGCCCGAGTCTGCTATGGGAATTGTCGGTGCATTTGCCGGCTTCTTTAGGCGCTGCAAATCACCTCCGCATGTTGCGAAGCCCTGCCGTGCTGCGGCAATGCTGTGTTTCGCGCTCGGATACGTTGTGTCTACGTCTCTTCGAATGCGGGTAAGGAGATTTTCAAGACCTCCCCAACTCCCACCTAAGCGGGCCACTGCGCAGCCCGCAAATCCATCGGCATCAGTTTCGAGGCGGATGCGAGGTAGCAACGAACGAGGTTTATAAAAATCACGGTTGAGAAGATGCCCCAATTCGTGGCCGAAAATTGCAATGGCTTGTGTTTTATCGTTGCCAATCACTTCCCTAAGCCATGATGGATCATACAAAATGTACTCGCCAGCTGGTACACCGGGGACCGATCCATCTGCGTAGGTGGATTGAGCCTTAGATGCCTGATCGCATGGGACGATGGTAATCCCATCGATGTTCAAGCTGATCGAATCAGCCACTCTTTCAATCAATAGCTCCGCATCTGGCGGGGAAATTCCCAGCGCATTTCCTCGCTGCGAAACCTGCTCCTCATACTGCCGTAGACAAAAAGTGGTGCTAGATTGCCCGAAGACCGGAGGCGACAACATTGCCAACGCCAGGACGAGAGCGGAACACGACATGAGAATCTTCGCCAGTCTAATAAAATGCTCGATCACGATCATTGCTTCTCTCCCTCCTCGATATCAACGATCTTGCCGGAGGGAGGCGCGGCACCGAGTGCCGAGCAAAGGTCTCGATTGAAGTTTCCGTTCTTGTCCAAGATTAAGCGATTGAGAAAGAGAGCCTGCTCGCAGACTCTTCGCGCAATCAAGCCGTTCATGACGGTATGATGGGACGATATCCAACGAGGAAATTGAGCTGCCGCCTTTTCATATAATTTTGCATTCAGTAGCTTCAGCAAGGTGGATGTTCTAAAATTATTCTATCCTACATTGAACACAAATGATGCAAGCGCGGAGAATTGTTCATCAGACAAGTCCGAGGTTACGAGTCTTTGAATTGCGAGCCTAGGAGCAACCATATCTTTGTCGAGTTGCATTGACCCAAAGGGCTCCGTCCACGGCCTCGCATAGAGCCCATCGCGCAGACTATTTAGATTAAGCGTTTCGCAGCGAGCGAGGGCGATAAGATGGCCGTATCCAATGGTACAATAATTTGGATCGTTGTATGGTGCGGGCTCCCATTTCTCGAATGATTTGACCATTTGAAGCGCAATGGCAAAAGGGGTCTCGCCTTTGCGGCCTCCGCCGCTCCTAACTCTCTCCCAAAATTTTCGATTTGGCTTTGTGACCGCACCGACTCGGTAATCACTGGGAAGGTCGCGAACTGCGCTAGCGCGATCGTCGGCATCGCAAGGAAGCCGACTGTAGCTACAACTGCTTTCATAACGCCCCCCGATCGTCCGGACACAAGAAGATGGACCCACCCATGCTGTACGAAATTATATACTGAATTTC